ATTCGACATCCGAATAAAAGGGGGGTATACCAGTCCTCTCGGCGGGCACCTTCCTCGGCTCTAATGACAATACACACCTTCTCATAATTAAAATTGGTATTGCCAATGGGAAATGTCGGATTTGAACCAACGACCGTCTGCGTGTAAAGCAGCTGCGCTACCGCTGCGCCAATCTCCCAAAGCGTCTCGAGCTGGATTCGAACCAGCGACCCACATCTTAGAAGGATGTTGCACTAATCCGCTGTGCTATCGAGACATGAGAGTATTATACTGGTATGTAGGAGAAAAGTCAAGGGGGAGAAAAATTCCCCCTATCTATTCTATTTTTATACCTCTACCGTAATCAGTCGGTTAGCATACTGGTGAGCATACTGTGTGCGGGCACCATGAATGCCCCAACCGATCCATCTGTACGCATTGTTCATGTAACTATTGATAGATTTACCAGGGGTTTTCATCTTCCCCTCAATCTCTTGCCACTGAACTTCATTTGTTAGATAACGAAGTTGCGTGTGAAGTGATGATGGAGAACCACCATACCTCTTAGCAAAATCACCCAATCCATGATAACGATTGGCAGATGTCCATTGGATCAGTCCGTATCCACCGTAGCAGTTACGATAACTGGTCCTGCTACCACCTTCGCAGATATTAGGCACGAATGTTGATTCCTGCTTAATATTACCCAAGATGGTGGCAAGGGCGTTTCTGTCTGTAATACCTCTCTCCTGGAAAAATGCCAGGGTGGTATTCTCGTGGTCTGAACACCCTTTACAAATTAGTCTTTTCTCTTTTGGCTTGTCGGGAGCAACCTCTCTGATTGCTGTCTTTGATGTAGGCTCCTCTTGAATGATTGAGTAAGGTGGCGGACCACTCACAGGGGGAGGAGGAAACACTTGGGGCAGTGTTGTCGTCGATGTTGTAACCGCTGCCACAAGAGGCAAGGCTACTGTAAGGAATTGTTGCATTTAGTTTAATTGAATTCGGCATCCGTATAGAAGAGGGGTATACCACCTCTCTCGAAGGGCATCTTCCACGGCTCTAAGTGTCACGTCACAGACTCATTACGACAAAACCCACCTTTTGAGTGGGTTCCTTTGCATTATATGCGATTATTTAGGTTTTGTCAATCCTTTGACTCAAAAGAATATATCTCAATTTCATTATTTTCGGGATCGATCCACTCACAAAATTCTTCAATAATTGCTCTAGCATCATCTTTAGATACACTTTTATCTGCTGCTCGTTCGAGTGACCAATTTCGAACGTATGCAACAATTTCTTCAGTTGTTGTGTTCATAGTAGTCTTTTCGGAAGTATCTGCTGAGAATGTTGCTATTATAATATCTTGGGACTCCGTTGTCAAGGGACTCGGTGAGGACTCCATTGATGAAGAGTTGTTTCGTCTCTTCGAAGTTTGTTTTGCCACCTGTTTTATGTAATGATAAGATAGTTCGACTAAAATTCTCTCTGCCCAATTTGCCAATGTCTTCTTTAAGTTCTGGACAAGACCCATAATATTTTTTCCAATCAGATTCTGATTTTACTTTACGTTTTTTTCCCTTTGGTGTTCTAAATGACCAGAAGTATTTCCTGCCGATGTATTTTCGATTGTTTTGTATATTTGTAATGAGATAGACAAAACCGAAGTTATCGTTAATATTCTCAGATAAAAAAGGGACTCCTTCAAAAAACCAGGGGTTTTCATAGTCAACATCTATATTCATCAATTATATCAAGGACTTCGTTGAGATATTTATCAGCAAGTCCTTTAGGGTCCCAACCTGGTTGGTCCTTATATAATCTGTTTTTTAATTTCAGCACACGAACTTTTAATTCGTCTTTAGTAATTTGATTCCTCGGCATTAAAGTTTAAATCCACTGAATGTATCTTTTTTTACATCTTGCTTAATGCCACCAACCATATAAGATTCAACTTCTGTTTCTTGAGGTGCTACCTGAAGACCCTTAGAAGAAATCCAATGTTGAGTCCAAGGAAGTGGATTGTTATTTGCAGGAATATCATAAACTGGTTTAAGACCAATTCCTTTCATACGACGGTTTGCAATCCACTCCACATACTGTTGAAGAAGTTTATCATTAAGTCCAATCATACTACCATTTTTGAATAGATGATCTGCCCACTTCTTCTCCTCGTTTACAGCACGATCAAACATCTTATAAACCCACTCCTCTTCTTCTTTTGCAATCTGTTGCATTTCTGGATCATCACCTTCCCTCCATTTGTTTAGAATGTTTTGAGTAAGTGCTAAGTGTTGGTTTTCGTCTCTTGCGATGAGAGAGATGATCTTAGCTGATCCTTCCATAAGCTTAAGTTCACCAAAGGCGAAAC